CCCGGAAGTACTTCGCCGGCCCCCGTGAGCAGTGGATGGAGGTTCTGCTGTGTGTTGGAAAGGGGGAGTATCAGATTCCGGCCAGCTCGGTGCTGATCGGCGATACCGCGCTGCTCGCCCTGGGTGCCGATGCGCGGTACACCATCTACGGGCCCGGTGAGGACCTGTCTGCCGAGACCGGTGCCGAGTGGTGGCACACCGCAACGGAAGTGGGGGCTACCTCCACCGGCACGGCTGGCCTGGAACTGACGGTGGCCACCGACGTAACGCAATCGCCCACCGCGAGCGCGTATCAGTTCAGCGGATTCACGATCACCATCCCGACCGGACAGGGCTCCTTCCCTGAGGATTGGGAGGAAGGTCAGGTGATCCGGGTGATCGCACCGTACAGCTACACGGTCACCGATGGGACGCCGCGCGACGTGATCACCGGACCGCTCGGCATGCTCAATGCCGAACCGGGTGATGAGATCGAGGTAGTGGGCGTCAACGGCGGCTTCTACACGGTCGAAGACTTCGATGTCTCCACCGGGATGACGCTGGATTACGAGTGGGGCGATCCGGCCGACCAGCTGGCGCTGGGTACTGGCTTGGCCACCATCGGGCCGAAGGGACTGCTCTATCGCATCGTGACGATCAGCGAAGACCTGCAGGTCATCACCGTCGAGCGCCTGGACTCCAGCGGTTCCACCGACACTGGCTGGCCTGGCTTCGATGCCATGACCAGTTCGTCGGCGGTCATCAGCCTGGACCTAAGCGGTTCCGAGGGCGGTTACCGCGGGCCGTTCCCAGCCTGCCCGGAGTACGAGAAAACCTCGTTGATCGAGATCGACGTGTTCATGCCCGAGGGCCTCTGTGGTGTCGGCCGGGAAGGGCAGTTCTACCAGATCAGCGTCTTCTACGACGTAGAGTGGCGCGACATGGCCGTCGGCGGTACCTGGACGGTGGTCAGCTTCAGCCATGCCGGGAACTCGCTCGACCAGCAAGGGTTCACCGACCAGATCGCGCTTCCGTACGCCATGCGTCCAGAGGTGCGAGTACGGAAGGTGTTCGTCAACCAGGGTGGAAATTCGACGAGCGAATACCGCGATACCGCGCAGTGGTATGGGCTGCGGGCGAAGCTCCAGGCGCCTACCAGCTACGCAGGTGTCACCACCATTGCGGTCAAGGTGCGGTCCTCCGACCGCATCTCGTCGATGACCGACAACAAGATATCGATGCGCCCGACACGCATCTTGCCCACGCGCAGCGGGGGCGCCTGGACGAGCCCGCAGCCGACCCGCGATATCGTGCCGTGGCTAGCTTACGTCGCGAAATCGATCGGCTACACGGACGCCGACCTCGACCTGGCCCAGCTCGATGCTCTGGACTCTATCTGGAAGGGCAGGGGCGACACCTACGACATCGCGATCACGGATGCCGGGACGGTAAAGAGCAATCTGGAAGATGCGCTGGATGCTGGCTTCGCCGAGCTGACGGTGAAGCGCGGCAAGATATCCCCGGTTCGCGACCAGCTGCGGACGTCGTTCGACCACATGTACACGCCGCAGAACATGACCGAGGCCCTGGTACGGAGCTTCACCGCCCCCGGGCCCGATGATTACGACGGCGTGGATGTCGAATACACCGACCGCGAGACCTGGGAAACGGCAACCGTCGAATGCCGCATCGCCGGCGACGTAGGAAGGAAGGTCGAGAAAATCAAGGCACCAGGCGTCACTGATCGCACCCGGGCATGGCGGATCGGCATGCGCCGTCGCATGGTGCAACTGTACCGGCGCTGGGACCACACCTGGTCGACTGAGCTGGATGCGCTCAACAGCGATTACCTCAGTTACTGCGTAGTGGCAGACGACGTTCCTGGGTATGCGCAAAGCGCGCTGCTGCTGTCGTATCAGGTCTTGCCTGGCGGAGTGGTTCAGCTGGAATCCAGCGAGCCCCTGGACTGGTCTGCCGCTGAGCCTCATGCGGTTGCACTGCGGCGCCCAGACGGCACCGTCTCCGGCCCCTATGTGGCGACTCGCATAGACGACTACACGCTAACCATCCCTTCCCTGGACTTCACCCCGGATGTCTCGTGGGATATCGAGCCGCCGCACCTGCTGTTCGGCGTCTGGTATCGCTGGGGATATCCGGTACTGATCACCTCAATCGAGCCCGACAGCAATGTCGGCGCCTCGGTATCCGCTGTGAACTACGACTCGCGCATCTATCAATACGACGACGCGACCGCCCCATAACCAACCGAACAACCTCCCTGAACCCGCCAACTGGCGGGTTTTTGCTTTCTGGAGAGAAAAGCATGACCTATACGCCCTTCAATACCGGCAATCCGATTGGCGCCTGGGGTTCCGTCGATCCGCAAGACCTGGTGGACAATGCCGCCATTCTGGATCGGTGGGTGAACGACCGAACGATCACGCAATGGCGCGATCGGTTCGTCGTGCAGCGGCTGACCTGGAATGGGATGGAAGTGCAATTCCAGCAGGCGCAGGCGGCACGGCAAGCTGATTTCGAGACCTTCCTACTATCGTCCGGATATCAGTTCGTTGGAGATTATGATGCCGACGGTCCGCTGACGATCACTCACGTGAATCAAATTTTCAGCAAGGATGGCGAGTTCTGGCGCGCCGGCGCGTCGTTGTCGCTGCCTTACACGACCGTGAACGATTGGGCGACCGACGAGCCGAAATTCGTCTCTGTCGGCGACGCGGCGCTACGGCAAGAATTGGCAGCCGATAATGGCTCGGGAATGGTCGGCTTTCTTCAGTCCGGCGACGGCACTAAGGCCCGGACAATCCAAGACAAGATGCGGGATCAAGTATCCATCAAGGACTTCGGCGCTACCCCAGGCGGTGTAGTCGATAGCACGGGCGCAGTTCAGGCTGCAGGACTCCGCGCTCTGGTGCCGCCGGGTGAGTACCTCGCCAACACTCGATCAGCTGATGTCGTGAGCCTGCAGGGTCCCGGCTTTATCCGTGGCGCCAATGGCGCGCTGATCTCCCTAGCCCGGCCATCGCAGAATGACCGCTTGGTGCAGAAGAAAATGATGGAGCCGTTCTTCGGCTTCGACAACGGAGTGACCGATACCCAGATCTACAACATGGCGCGCAACTCCCTCCAGGGTATCGCCTATTGCCGCGTGAACGGCGTCGAGAAACTCTTCGTCACCCAGCGGCCAATCGGACCCACCTGGGCGGATACCGAGAGAGTCCGCTTCGTCGAATTCAACCTTGCCGATGACGGGTCAGTTGTAAACAACGTTGCGTACTCCCCTGAACTGAACGTCGGTCATGGCTTTGACTTGTCCGCCCTGGTCGAAGGCGACGATGTGATCCTGTACACGTCCAGCGTCACCGATGTCGGCAAAGGAGGGACGGCAGCCGGTAAGGGTTACAGCCGCACGGTCTGGAAAGGCGCTGCCACTACCCAGGCCGACGTGACCAGCTACCAGTTGTGGGGTGACGCGGGTAGCGGCCACGTCTTCCAGAGCTATTCCCGGGCTGGCGTAGCGGTGTCTTCGGATGGGCGCTTGCTGCTCATGGTCGCGACCCCGGACAACACGGCCAAGCGGACAGTCTTCGTCTACGACAAAGCCGCTGTTGAGGCCCTGGCCAGCAAGCTGGATGCCCGTCCTCTGTTCAAGTGGAACATGACTGACGTGCCGGGCGAGTCAGCATTCAGCGTCCAGGGAATTTGCAGCGATGGGCGCTACGTGCACATTCTCAAGGGAGGCACTACGGCTTTCGGCCAGCACCATATTGTGACTTATGAGCTCGACGGAACTCTGATCCGCCAACTTCAGGTCGACGATGCGCGGGCGCAGTACGGAGCCTCGGCGCTACTGAACCATCCGACGCTGGGTAATCCGGCGCGATTCGAACCAGAAGGCCTCACTCTTCGCGGCGACGAAATACTGTTGAGTTGCACTGAGAGTTGGAGGGCTGGCGCCAAGATCGTCACTTTCCAGGGGCAGAACTGGGCGGCGGCATCAATTGAGTCTGGCGGCACTACCGGGGTTCCGCCGAGCAACGGAGCATATTTTGTCAGGACAACGAAAGCCGCAACCGATGGAGCTTGGAACAGCGCCACTGATTACGGTTGGGGCACGAATTACTCGCTTGAAAAGAAAACCATCTATTCAATCAAACCGCCGACCGGATCAGTGTCCGAACAGGCCCTTGATTCCGGCATAGCTGATCAGCGAACTACAGCAGAAATCGATACCGGGGAGAGCGACAATAATGTTTCGTTCCGCTGGAGAAACTCTTTCAGTATCCGCGCTTATAGCGAACGCCTGCGTACTTTCTTTAATGCTCTTTCATATGACACCAGTTCCCGTTTGAGAATATATGACCAGCAATACGATAGTAATAACGGCGTATATGCATCGGTACAGGCGCTATTTAGCTCTATCTTCAAGGGGATGATTCTTCGTGGAAGAGGGGCTGCGGCCACCGAGTCTGCTTACCTCAGGCTTCACGCTGTTGATGACCCAACCTATCCCAACTACATCATTGAGGGGACGTTGACCGACGGCACATTCACGCGAGAAACAAACAACAATGGATCGACTCGATTCGCTTCGGCGAGTGGCAATACTCCGGTGACGGCTTGCCGGCCGGACGATGGCATGATGTATGGCTTTGAGAAAACCCGGGGCGCCAATCTGTGGGGTATATACCGGGGAACCGGATCACCTGAAGGCGTTATCACTGCGGCACGTGGTGCGCTTTTCATTTCAGCAACCGGCGGCGCAAACACTCTTTACGTGAAAGAGAGCGGTACCGGCAATACAGGGTGGGTTGGGAAATGACCTTGATGACAGTGTGGCGCAATTCTAAAGGCGAGCTTCGGAATATCGGAGAGTGGGAGTATCAGCTTTATCAGCCAGATCCGGAATCGCCTGAGATGATCCCGGCCAATCCCATGCCTGAAGGCTACGTATCTTCCCAAGAGGAAGTCGTTGTTGGGTGGGACGGGGGTCGATACCTGGCAGATGACCCACGCCAATACGAGCCTGGTTCTACTTCCTGAGGACTTCGTTTAGGTAAGGGGTTATGACTTTCGACCAGGCCATATACCCCTCACCAGTCAAATGGATTCCATCAAGTGACATTTCTTTTTTAAGCTGCGCTGACTCAGATAGCGAGTGATTTAGGTCGATGTACTTACAGTTGTTTGCCTGCTCGCAGTACGACTTAAGCGCAACGTTTATTGCAGTAATGCTTTTATTATTTTTCAGGCGGCTTTTTCTGTTTACGTGCAGTGTTGATTGCACATAAACAGAAGCCCCTGAGCGATGAAGATCTTCAATAATCTTCTCGTAGTTGCTGATCACTGAGTCAGCCTGTACACCTCGGCCTAGGTCGTTGATGCCTGCCATGATGAATACAGCTTTCGGCTTCATGGCCTTGATTGGCCCCAGCCTGGCAAGCATGCCTGTGGTGGTATCCCCGCCAATTCCTCGGTTGGCCACAGCCCCAGAGCCCGCCAATTCTGCCCACTCCCCGCGAGCCGTGAGGCTATCGCCAAGCATCACGATGTCCCTGTGTTCGGTCAGGTCCTCGAATAGCGACACGCGCATTTTGTATGGAGCGGTTTCCGTAATATCTCGCTTTATTGGTGCCACCGATTCTGCCCCCTGGGCTACTACCGTAATCCCGCCACATGCGATCAATAAGGCAATACCAATGTACTTCATCAAAACGTTCTCGTGGTAATGGTCGGATGCATAGCCTAGACAGATTGTCAAGGAATGGCCATAATCCGACGCTTTACGAACTAAAGGAAGAGTTAGGTGAGCAAGGTATCGTTGCCCTTCGGTGAATATGATTTCGTAGCAAGCATCGGCCGCAAGTGCCAGCCTGCTGGCCGACTGAAAAGAGCGGGGCTGCGCACCATCAGCGGCCCATTTGACTGGTTCGCCTCCCAGCGCCTCCCGCAGGTAGGCCGAATCATCAACCGAGGTCCTCAGGAAATGTTCCTGAAGGAAAACCTGCAGGTAAACGGTAAATTCAAAGACTGCATGGACGTTACCGACACCTTGACCGGCTTCCGCACCATCCACGATCTCAAGATCGAAGACTGCCAGAACGGTGTTGAAGCCGCCGTCGCCGCCATGATGGTCAAGATCACTGATCGTTATCATCGTTTCATGGATGCCATCCGCAATTCGGAGCGGGTACTGCTGATCCGTATCGGTGCAGAAGAGGCTGGTGTGCGAAGCCTTATGAAGGTACTGAAGAAGCAGTTCCCCAATACCCAAGTAGAAGTTCTGATCATCAAGGAAGAGCCAGGCTTGCCTTCAATGATTGAGTCGTGGGGAATCCCGAATACCTACATTCTTCGAGCTGACAACAGTCCGTCTGGCGAGGAATGGCTTGGTAGCGATGAGGTTTGGGATATGGCATTAAAGAACGTCTCGTTGCGACAGCCTGACAAAAAAACGGCATGAACCTTTAAAACAGAATTTAGAATTTAACTTCATCATAATTCATCAGAGATTATGTAGGTTTAAATATTTAGCCCGCCAAGTGCGGGCTTTTTTGTGCCCGGAGAAATCTATGCCTCTCACCGAAGCGCAGCTCCTGCGCATCCTCCCCAACGCCGGCCCCAGAGCCGGCGTTTTCGTTTCTGGAGCCTGACCAATGCGCACATCCGACCGAGGCCTGAGCCTCATCAAGTCATTCGAGGGCCTGCGCCTGCAGGCCTATCAGGATGCCGTCGGCGTCTGGACCATCGGCTATGGCGCCACCCGCGGCGTGAAGGCGGGGATGGCCATCACCAAGGACCAGGCTGAGCGGATGCTGGTGAACGACGTACAGCGTTTCGAACCCGATCTCGACAGGCTGGTGAAGGTGCCGCTGAACCAGAGCCAGTGGGACGCACTGATGAGCTTCGTCTACAACCTGGGCGCAGCCAATCTGGAATCGTCGACGCTGCTGAAGCTGCTGAACCAGAAGGACTACGCCGGCGCGGCCGATCAGTTCCCGCGCTGGAACAAGGCCGGTGGCCAGGTGCTGCAGGGGCTGGTGAAGCGCCGCGCGGCTGAGCGAGCGATGTTCCTGGGGATTTCGGCATGACCTGGCTGCTCAGCTACTGGAAGCCGCTCGCCATGGCGGTGGCCATGCTCTGTGCCTTCGCCGCCGGCTGGATCTCCAATGGCTGGAGGCTGGGGCAGCAGATCGAGCAGCAACAGGCCGCTTTCCAGGCCGACCTGAGCACGATCAACGTCGCCGCGGCCAAGGCCCAGCAGGAAGCCAACGAGCAGCGCCAGGAGCTCGCCAAGGCCGTCCAGCAGGATTCCGCCACCAGATATCAGGAGTACACCGATGCCCAGCATCAGAATGCTCAGCTTCGTGCTGACCTGCTCACTGCTCAGCGCAGGCTGTCAGTCAAGGTCAGTGGTTGCAGTTCCTCCACCGACGTGTCCACCGCCGCCGGCACCGGAGGCGTGGATCATGCAGACGGTCGAGCCGACCTTGACCCGGGATCTGCTGATCGAATTGTCGCCATCGCCAACCGGGGAGACGATGCCATCCGGCAACTGACGGCATGCCAGGGGTATGTCAGGAAAATCGTAGGGGAGTAGGGCGCCCAGAACGGGCGAGGCGGGAGCAGCGAGCGATACCAATTCTGGTACCAATCGCTGCTTTCTGATGCGTTTCTAGGCGTTCCGATGCGTCATTGACCAGGCTGCAGGCCAGGAAAATCAAGGCATTAGATTTCTACCGAAAGCACCTCAAACTGCATGGTAGTCGGCGAACTGCTCCTCGGTCAGCTTGTCGCGGTCCTCTTCGACGAGTTTTTCTGCTGCGCTCATGGCAATACCTCATCGCGCCGGCATGCGGCCGGCGATGGTGGAATGGGGTTGGGTTATGCGGAGGGTGGGGAGGGGAGTGGTTGCCAGTGGGTGGGCGGCTCATCTTCAGTGAATCCGCCATCCCAGGACGCCCAGCAAGCCCCGCTGTCGTACTCGACCTGGCCGAGGTATTCGCCGGTTGTGGAGTGGTGTTCTGCCGCGGACTTGCTCCACTCAATCCAGGCGCCGGAGCTCACGCGAGCTCCTCGGCGCAGGATGATCTCGGTGCCGTCCTTCGGAGCGGTATCGATTGGCTTCCATTTGTCTCCTTCCAGGCCTGCCAGCTTCTGCCGCAGCTGGTTGACCTTCTGCGATAGCCGGCCGATCTCGGCCTTCTGCTCGAAGATCACTTCCTGGTCTCGTTCCCATGCTGCCTGGGCTGTTTCCAGCGTGGCCGGTGGCTTCTCGCCTCGGGCGAACTGAGCGCTGTGGGAGCGCCAGTTGCGCACAACTGGCTCGTAGTGATCGGCGTGCCAGCGCTCCGGCAGTTCGCACCCGCAGTACGCGCACCGACCGCCGAATTTCTCCCGCAGCTCAGCGCGCTGCGCCTTGGTCAGCTTCATGACCATCCTCCTTCCCCTCGTCGAGCATGGCGCGCAGTTCCGCGATTGCGTCGTACACAGCCCCGCCGGCAGGCTCGGCCACGATCCGCCGCAACAGCCCCTCGCTCACCACCTTGCCTTCGTCTTGGTCGTAGGCCTGCATGACGTCCAGCACTTCGTCGCGGACCAGGACTACTTCGTCCAGGGCGAAATCCTCTTCTACGTAGCCGCATTCCTCGCACATCACTTCGATGGCACCGGCCGGGTCGTAAGCGGCCACGATGTCGTTGTCGCCTACCTGGTAGGCCTTGAGGGCTTTTTCGGGCATGACTTGTCCTCCGCGCCTGGTTGGCGCGATAAAGAGCTTTCGGATGGGAGGAGGGTTAGGCGGCTGCGGATTGCTTCTGCGCCAGGATCTCGCGAGCTGCGTGGCGGATCATGTAGAGCTCGCGGATCAGGGATTCAGATGGCGTGGTGACACAGATCTCCCACCAGTCCGGGCCCAGGCCCAGAGTCTCGCAGTGCTCGTTCATGAACACGCCTGCCTGGTGCTGGTCCCCGATGTCGGTAGCTTCAGCGAGCAGGTCTACCCACTCGCCCCACTTCTCGTCGGCGTCATCCTTTCGAGCCTCTACCCGAACGAAGGCGCGAAGCTCTGGCCAGCGACTGCCAGTTGGGCCGCGCTCCTTCTCTTCGCGTATCCAGGCGGGCAACTCATCGTAGGCATCGTAGTCAGCCTCATCGGAGATGCGTTGGCAGATCCCGTCTATGAGCGCGCCGCGGAAGGCGGCCTTGTCGAAGTCTCGCGTCTTGCACTTCTCGTCCAGCTTCGAATGGATGTAGTAGCCGACGTCATCACCGGCCAGGAACTCCAATCCGTAGCCCAGGCCGACACCGAAGGTCAGGTTGGCGATGTCGCCCACGACGGCGATGCCGTAGCGGGTCAGCATGATGTCGAAGGCGTAGGCGTTGGTGCCCGGCTGCTTGCAGCGCCAGACCTTCACGTCATCTGCATCCACGAGGGGGCGGTACTGGTGATTCTTCAGGTACTCGGCGGCTTCAGCCGAGCGCTCTTCGCGCAGCTGTTCGTAGGTCTTCATTGGGGTGTTCTCGCGCAGGGTGGCGCAATGGCATGGAGTGGGGTAGGTCAGGAAGTAGCTTCGAGATACGCGCCTATGAACTGCGTCGCCGCTTCAGCATTGATGGCGTTTCCATAGGCGCGCAGTCGTCCCACTCGGGCGGGAGCGTTGTGGGAGAGCGGGAAGCTGGCAGCGCCGGCTTTCTGCCGGCAGGCTTCACCCCAGCATTTCTCTGCGTAATGTGCCACGATCGATGACAGCTCTCGCATAGGGTCTGAAGGTTCGCCGGATGGTTGTTCCGCCAGTTCTCGTCGCAGTGGTGTACGTGCAGCGCTCGGGTCGAACCGCAGGACTCGCACGACGATTTGCGGTGCTGCTGCGCCCTCGCGTGCCAGCGCGTCCGAGAATCGCCACCCTTGCTCTGTGAGTTGGCGCAGGAAAGAGAGCAGTACCGCCGGCGACTGAACGCCTGAAAATCTTCCAATCTCCCGCTCGCAAAGCGCTTGCGTTCGAAGATCGAGCCACACTCGGCGCAGGGCTTCCCCGGCGTCGGCTTGATGTCTGATCGCCCAATCATTCACTTCCTCCTGGATTTTTTCGATGTCGCTGGCACGCACTCGTCCCAAGCTGCGGGCAGCCCCATCAGCCATCTGCTCAAAGCCGGGTTCAACCGGCCGCCACTTTCCATCCCGGCAGAAGAGCCAGTCAGCATCTCGCCAGTGGCCGTTAACCGGGCCGGGCCGTTCGCCAACATTGCGAAGTCGTTCAGATTCGACCCGTGCCTTGTCGCACCCATTGCCCGTTTCGCCTGACCGCCCCCACTGCTGTCCTGCGCTTGCGGAGTCGGCCATCCGGCAAGATTCGCTTGGCGAGGCAACTGATCGAACCTCTCCTTGAGAGTGTCGCCCCTCGGCTTGATGTCCGCGCCAGAGTCCTTCCAGTCGCGTGTGGTTGGCGTGGTCCACCCGGCCAACTGAACTAGATCGTTCAGGTTCGCCATGCCATGCCCCTGGGCCTTTTTCTCCGCGATGTACTGGTCGCTGTGGGCCGGGAAGTGATCGCGCGCGGTGGGAGTTGGCCACCCAGTAGAGTCGGTCGCGGATATGCGGCGCACCGACGCCCGCAGCCGGAAACGGGACCGCCCCGAGGGCGTAACCCAGGGCTTCCAGGTCATCTTGTACAAGGTCGATCCAAGGATCTGCGTCCTTGCTCGCAACCTGTTCTCCAAAGACGACTGGAGGGCGGCACTGCGCGATGAGGTGGTGCCAGGCCGGCCAGAGGTGCCGCTCGTCATCAAACCCAGCTCCTTTGCCTGCCGCGGAGAAAGGTTGGCACGGACAGGAACCGGTCCAAACAGGTCGATCGTCAGGCCAGCCGGCGAGGCGAAGGGCGAGTGACCAGACGCCGATGCCGGCGAAGAAGTGGCACTGGGTGTAAGGGCGGAGGTCATCGGGGTGCACATCCTCTATCGATCGTTCGTCGACGTCGCCTGGCGCGATGTGGCCGGCGGCGATCAGGTTGCGGAGCCACTGGGCGGCGTAGGGATCGATCTCGTTG